CGAATAGACCCGAGCCATTGCCCACTGCTCCTTGCTCAGCTTCTTGCTATACGGGGCATTCACGCCCTTCTTGAAGGTTCCCTTCATCCGCACAGATGTGGGATTCGTCTTGTACGCACCGATACCTCGGTCGTACACCTGTTGGAGAATGGGGCGGGGAATATGCGAAATCTTGGCCAACTCTCCAACCGAGTATCCGTGTTCAGGAAGGTTGTGTTTGCGGAGGAACCGGAGACGATGTGTGTTCCTGGCGGTCTTGCGACGGCCACCTCCCGCAGTGTCAAAGACCTCGTGTAACAGGGCAAGCTGTTCACTTGCATCCATCGTATCTTCTCCATCGTCCCCAGCATCTGTGAACACCGCGATGGTTTCCAACGCATCACGCAGGCGTGCGACGAACACAGGGTCATCCTTAAGTCCGCGACTCTTAATCGTCATTGCGAATTTTGGGTCACCAAGTTGGGAAGCGATAGCACTCGCCTCCGGAAACAGCGTTCTGGGATCCGGCTCCTTCAGTTTTGCCACCAGTCGTTCAGGTACAACCCTCTTCTTGTCCGTCGCCGCTTTCAGTTCGAGGAATTGCTGCTTCACATTGGGATACGGTGTAGAATATCCCCATTTTGTATACGTCGCCTTCGCAGCCTCTGTCAGTGGATATAAATAGATGAAAAACGCCCCGTCCCTCTTGGCGTCTTCGACCAATTTGGCATGGAGTGCCTGACCAATGCCCCTGTGCTCAGGAGATGGAATACGGGTCGCACTGATTTCGGAGAGATATACGTAGATACGACCAAACCGTTTCCTGGTTTCTGCCATTAACCAACCGACGATTGTGCCATCGGACTTCTGTGCGACGTAATGCCGAACGCGGATAACCGTCTTGTGACTCTTTTCACATCCGTGAATCCAAGGAAGAACGCGTGGGTCAAAAGGTCTCGGGTCGCCAGTTTGCTGACTGTCGGCCAACCTTGCCAGCTCCTTGATTTTGGCGAGGTCGGTGGCACAATCATACGCCGTGACCGTATATGCAGGTTCGCGTGCCGCAGGAACCTCGGCCATTATTAACCCCCTAGACAATCTCATACCTGCTCACATCATTGTACGGTCCAATGACCGTGTGCAGCTTCCCGTCCTTCTCGAACGTATGACGCGTGACGCCGCCACGCCACGGCCCATCTGGGTAATCGTCCTCCGTCTTCACGAACCGGCCGAGCAACTCACCTGTCTTCTTGTCCTTGTACTGCTTGGTGGGATCCATTTGGGTTGGTTAGCGAGGTGTAGGTAAATTACTGGCGAGTTGTGGGCGTAATGCGTCCTTTATCGTGTTCCCGTCCTTCTCGGCTCGTTCCCACTCACCAGACTCATAATCAATTGTCTGTGTGGGGGATCCGTTGATATAGTACAGCGTGATGCGTGAGCCGATTGGATATTTGGTTCCAAGCCACACACCATGTAGCCCCGAAAGTTCAATCATTCGCCCCGCGACGCGAACTACGTGCGACATTTTGTGTATAGACTCGCAGTATGTTAAAATGTCGGAGTACCGGTAACTTTCAGCATTGACACGTTACCCTATAAAATGGACAGCGTCGTAACCGCCGTGATTGACAAGTTCAAGCAGCGGTCGGAGTTTGGGAAGGCAAAGTATGGAACGGACCTTGACCGTAAGGACCTTTCCATTCTTGAGTGGATTATCCACGCTCAGGAGGAGCACATGGATGCTATTTTGTATTTGGAGAAGCTGAAGGTCGAGTTGCGGGCTCAGAACGTGCTTACCGTCACTTCGACGGCTTCGGGTCGTTAGACTGACCTGATGAACTGCCATTGCAAGTATTCGCATATTTTGGCCCAAATCGTGTCATGTGCGATTAACCTGTCCCTCGACTTTAACAGCGGAAAATAGGGTCGGTACTCATCAAGGTCCAGCAGCTCCATGAACTTGTACAGGATGTACGAGTACGATAGAAAGTTCGTGCGGTCATTCGGGCAGTACAGCAGGAACGGAGCCTGAATCTCCTGGAACATGGCTCGGATTTTCTCCTCAATCTCCGGCGTAATGGTGGGTGGAGGATTGCCGTTCAACCGCGAAAGAATGTGAGCCGCATGCTCATAGAACTTGGAGCGACCCAGCTTCTTCAGAATCTCACGAATCTCCTTCTCCGTCAAGTCGGCAATGTTCGCAATTCGCCGCTTCTTGATTTCCAGAACCACCTCGTTCATCACCTCCTCGGGAATCATGGTCGACTCCTTGGCCTGAAACTGGTTCAGAATCTCATTGAGGTGGTTAATCTTCTTGTATGCGTAATTGTTCCTTTCCTTGGGCGGGTCGCGAAAGGACGGAAAGTCGGACACGACCAGCGAATACTCCTCAGACCCGCACTTCGGACAGACCAGAATGCCCTCTGAGCTAATCTCCTCACGGGCCACGTTACACCCAACACAATGCTCCGTCATTTGCTGCATAGCCTCCGGGTTGTTGGCCAGCTTCATGCGGGACACATACTCGTCAAACATCCGCTTCTTGGACGCACCCACTGACTCGGATGGCACGCTTGCCGCAAAGAACTTCATGAACGTCGCCGCATCCTTGGGTGTCTGTGCGGGTTGAGCCGAGGCATCCGGACGATTGTAATAATCCATCAGGATGTCCATGTTCTTCAAGTAATAGTCCTCCAGTGGGTTCTTTTGGGCTAGTTCGGCTTCAATCTCGCGAATGCGGGCCTCCCACCCGGAACACGTGACAACATCGGCAATCTCGTTGGACGCACGCAAGGACTCGACCCGAGCACGTAAAGTGGCCAATTCGGTCTCCAGTGCGGTATCATGAGACTTCGCGTCCCGTAACCCATTCACAACGTCCTGATGGACAGAATCAAGCGTCCCCATTGACGTGGAGTCCGCTTCCCGTGTTTTCCGGACCCTGAACACGTCCATATAGTTCGTCTTCCACTTGTTTCATGAAAGCAGAATTGTCGCAGATGATCGGTCTCTGCTTCCGGACGGCTGACAGCAGTGTCCGGAAGTCGATGCCAAAGTTCTTGGATACAAACGTCAAGACCAAGAAGGCCGAGCGATTGACACCTGCCTTGCAATGGACAAAGACCGTTCCATTGGTTGACCGCAGAAAGAGCCGCATCCAATTCTCAAACTCGGGGTACCAATCTAAGATATTGACAGCCATGGAGTCGATGGCGTGGAGTTCCGCATAGTTTCCCTGATGTCTCGTTCTCCACCACACTGGACAATCGTTCGCAAACGCACAATTGACCACATGGGTAATGCCATATTTCGCAGTAAAGAGCGGAGTTAGCTGATGTCCAGCGCCGAGCAGGATACGGGGATAGACCCACGCCGGCGGACACTGCATTGTGTGGATCACACACTATCCGAGAAAGCTTGAGATAACGATGTTCACAAAGTGGGCAAGAACCACCGACGCACCGCTCAGCACCGCGGCACCCTGGTAGCTGACCACGCCATTGGACGTGTATGCCGAGGGAATGTACTGGAGGAGCAGGTTACGGGGCGTGGCCAGAGACAGCACAAATGTGGACACAAAGAAGGCGACATACAGCTGGAGGTTGCGAAACATGAAGGTCATGGCCGGCAGCGACGGCTTGAACGACGGAGCGAACCCAGTGGTGCTCGGACCCGGACCGCTGGCCTCGGGATACACCGGCGGAGCAGACTGCGGACCCTGCGGACTCGGGAGGAGAGCGTCTAACGATGTGGAGCCTTCCATTGTTTATGAACTAGACGGGATTTCGCATTCAGCGTCTTCCACGCGATAGCGGTAGCACTTTCCATCGGCCTTGACGATTTTACTTGTCACTTCGCTGACAGGCATAGCCAGGGTCTTCATGACTCCAAAGCTACGGTGGAACAGCAGCACCGCCAACCCCAGGCCGATGATGAACGAAAAAAAGGGTGCTCCGCGGTGAAGCACATTGGTGATGGGCACCTTCATTACTTCTGAGATGCGAGGAGATTCAGAGAGTCGGGTTCGGATGTGCACGGCACCTCGGTCGACTCAAAGCGAACACATCCAGTGTCCGTGTGGAATACCTCGCGGTCACCTGGCTTCGGAACACCGACCGACTTGCGTGTCGGCGGAATAAACACCGTTCCAATCACGAATCCTGTCAACAGACCAGCCACCAACCAGGGAAGTTGAATCAGCATCCTTATAACTTGCCAAGTTTATCCACGCTGAGCATTGTGAGACTGTTCGGATGGGGGTTCTTCTTCAGGGCCTCAATCGGCCGAACCACTGTGAACCAAATCATCAGCTGAAGGAAGAGTCCTGCGATAGGTGCGAACCCAGTTGTGATTGTCATGATCGCACGCATCAGCCATCCATAGACGGGTGTACCTCCAACATACTTTGCGAGCGTGGCATTAATCTTCGAATACTCGCACAGTGCGGCGAGGGCACCCATGACCAGTGCGGTCAGTCCAACGACATACTTGGAGAAGATACCGAGATTCTCCGTTGTGTACTTGGTCGGGTCGCCCGCGGCTCCTTCCATCGGCGTGAGTTCAATGCCAATGTAGGTCCACTGAGTGTATGTCCAAATAACCATCACGGTCCAGAAGAGGGCAAATCCAAAGAGGAACGAACCCTTGGCTGCGAACATTCCCATGTCCTTGAAGATTTCAGAAGGGGTCTGAATCAGCCGACCAAACACTGACCGCCCACCGATTGCCACCTTGTCACCTCCGTCTTCGAACTTCTCCTTTGTGGGAACAGGAGGCGGTTGAGCGGATCCAACCTTGTCGATGTGATGCGGAATACCCTTTTCATCGGTGTAATCCACAACAAGTCGAGGAGGAGTCAACCGCAAGGCCTCCGCATCTGCGGGCGTTACAATGCGGTTATCCTTCCGCAAATCCGCATCGAGTTTGGCCATGGGCAGTTCGATTGCTCCGTAATTTTCTGCTTTGATTTTCTCGAGGATATCTCGGACGTCGAGCGTTTGCGTACCGACAATGTAGTCGGCTTTCGTCAACTTGACCTCGCCCATTGTTAAGTAGCAAATACGAGATTTGCGAGACCGCTCACGATACGCAAGTAGTTAATGGACTCGACGTACACACCGACGGTATACGTGTACAAAAAGATGATGTTGTTATTCGCAATCGACGGAACGATGGAAATCACCTGGTCGGGCGTGTACAAGTACGACCCATCCGCCTGCGGCAACAGGTCTCCAGGTGGAATCACCACTGGATTCTGACTGAGCGCAGTCGACTTCAGAATACAGACTACGCCCTGAGAGGCAGCGGTCACGGAGACTGGCAGTGGTTGCTGAAGAGAGACGCGAAGAACGACCTTATTGATCATACTTCCATTCAGAGCGCCGCTGGGCTGATACTGGTCATTGTTCAGGGCAAACGAATACATGTAGACACCCGGAAGCGTAGACGGCTGTTCACCGGTTGTGTGCTTGTACTGCTGAAGCAGAGAGAAGTAGGTCTTTGGCTTCGTCTTGAATCGCTCGTTGCCATCGAACAGCAGCTGACCATCCACAACTGCATCGCGTGGAGACACTGATGAAATCTGATACTGGCCAGACGAGTACAACAGGTCACCTATCGCCGGAGTTATAGCCGAAAAGGGGGCGCGGTTCGAACTCGGCCAATTCGTATAGTTGTCCCAGTCGTTCATCGATTGTTTGTCCGACCGCTGGGCGACGAAGACAATGCGGGTCACCATGTTGAACATGGGGATTTCCAGGTCCGTGTTCGCACCATACTGACCCTCCTTGATGACATGAGTCACCTGCTTGAGCAAGAACGTCTGGTCAGCGGTTGCGAGCTGGTTCATCTCCATGTCGGTCAGGTAGATGAAGTTGCCTTCCAGATAGGGATTCGCATAGAAGGTCGTAACTGCCGCGGAGGATGAAACGCCTGCCATGGTCGGTGGGGTCAAAAACAGACCGATGGGATACGAGCCCGTGGGCTGGATACGCTGTCCATAGGTAGTATTCGCGGGATTCACGTCAATCACTGTATACAGTTGGTTCAGAGGACGCAGTGTTACATTGATGTAGGTCTCTGAGTTCTGCATCGACACAAGCGGAAGTGCCAGACCCGGGTTCTCCGCGAACCAGAAGTGGAGAGGAATCACCAGCTGACGAGAGCGAATGGACGGCTCCGGCGTGACTGTGAAGGGCATGGTCGTCGGCAGCGAGGCCGGAGACACTGCGTTAGGGTATTGGTTGACCCGGTCATACGCATTCGCAGGGTCGTACATCTCAGGCACATTGCCCACCATCTGGTTCACAACGCGACGTTTGGCGGCATCGTGCGTCATGTACGAGTACATCTTGAGCCACTCACCTGTGAGGCTCTGAATGACCACATTGTTCGCCACCAGGTCCACGTGGTCGATCATATTGTACCCGATGTTCTTGATCCACTGGAACTCGTAGCCAAGTGCACTGCATCCGCTGTCGTATCCAGATGGGGGCTTTACCGATTGACCGTTCACAGTGGGTAACTGCACCATCGGCGACCAGATGTCAGGCATCGTAACAAACAGATATGTATCGTGAAGCAGCTGGGCATAGCGGTCGATGCGACAGCTGAATGTTCGCTTGGAAGTTCCATTCAAGTCCAGGTTAGCTGCTGAAAAATCCATGCGAACAGACTCCATGGCAAAGTTGGTGTACCGACGGTAGACAGCTCTGAAATGGGTCATGGATGGGTTGCCATTAATCAGGTGGTTCTGGGCCCCCACCTGGGTCAATTGCATTAAACCGCCAGGCATTGTATCTTATCCATATGATTGTTTAGACCAGAGAACCTGCGAGAGGTACAGCTCCCTGGGCAACTACGCAGCACGTTGAAGTAATCGTCTTGCCACCCGGCGTTGTGCCAGGAGCAAGAGTCGCCGGACCAACGAACCGATTGTATCCAGCTGCCTTGTTCCCCAGAACAGCCGTTACGACATAGTTGTATCGGCGGTGAGGAGGAGGAGGGTCCTGAGTAAACGTAGCAGCAATGATGCGCCGCTTTTGAACGGACAGATAATCCTGTGCAGAATTGACCTGCATCCTATTTATACAGAGCCGAGAGAATCCATACAATGCGCTTCGTTCTCGTCAGTACACACGTCGACCAGACTACCGGATACTCAAAGGTGGTCTCCAATCTTCTCAACCAGGCTGCTACTCTTGCCCCCAAGGTCAAGACGTTTCACTTTGGATTCCAGCGTCATCCCGAGCGGAAGAATATCCGCAAGACACCGGAGGGTATTGTTGCCTACGATGCGGCGGCCAATGAGGACCCGAAGGAGGAGGGGTTTGGGTTCAACAAGATTCACGAGTACCTCGAGATGGTCGGTCCGGATGTGGTGATGATTTACAATGACCCGATGATCATTGCTCGGTTCATCCAGGCCATGAAGTTCAAGAAGGGCGAGACACCGTACAAGCTGTGGCTCTATGTGGACCAGGTGTATTCTGGAATTGCTCCTCCGCTCATGAAGGAGATTACCACGAATGCCGACCGCGTGTTCTGCTTTACGGACTCGTGGGCCAAGACGTTCACAGAGTATGGTACGGACATTGAAATTCCGCAGGTGATGGAGCACGCAGTGGACTCGACCATCTTCTCTCGTCTGCCCCTGGCCACGCGTGCGGCTCTTCGCAAGAATGTGGGTCTTCCCGTCGAGGCGGTTGTGTTCCTGAACGCCAACCGTAACAGCCAGCGGAAGCGTCAGGACCTGACCATCATGGGTTTCGTGGAGCTTCTGCGTCGTCATCCGGACAAGCCGCTGTGGCTTCTCATGGTGACAACGGTTGACCCACAGAAGGGTGCTCACTACGACATTCAGCGTATCTTCCATGACCAGCTGGTTCGTGCGGGACTTGACACGAATCTGTATGCGAAGCGGATGGCCATTGTGGATACGGCCCCACCCAACATGCTGAGTGATGAGGGTATCAACCAGATTTATAACATGTGCGATGTCGGTATCAATACGTCGGACGGTGAGGGCTTCGGTCTGTGCCAGCTCGAGCATCTGTACACAGGTGCTCCTCAGATTGTCACGGATGTGGGTTCGTACCGTTCCTTCCTGCCCACGACGGTTACGCAGTACATTCGTCCGGGTCCGCTGGTCTACCAGGCGGCTGCGATGCCCCTCGGTCTGTGTGCCCCCTCGTTTGACCCCGCTCACGTGGCCGATGCGATGGATGCGGTGCTTGAGAAGTATGCCGACATGCAGTCCAAGGCAGCGGAGATGACGTTCAAGACCTGGAACGACGTGTGTGCGGGCTGGCTGGCTGACCTGCGGGGGGCGGCCGTGTAACTACCCCAGCCAGTACTTAATCTGCGTGTCGGATATCTTCGTTCCGATACGCAGTAACCGCTGGTTATCTTCAAAGGCCTGACCATCAAAAATCTCCTTGGAGTCAGGGTCCATAAAGTATACAATGTCCTTGATTTTCAGCTTCTGTAACCGCCGCTTCTTCCGCACCATGTTGCGAAGATAGGTCTCATCCAGGTCATCGGTCTTGATGGACGGTTTGAATGCCAGGTCTTCGCCTGTGGCCGTGGTATCGAACCGCATACACGAAATAGCCGGCTTCTCGCGAGAGTGAAGTTTGCGATGAATCTCGCAGTCCACTGCCGACTGTTTCAGGAGAATGGAGATTCGCTGATTCACCTTGTCCTTTTCATACACCTTCTCATACAGGTACTCATCTGTGGACATGAACGTCTCCACAGCTGGGTCGCCTTCATACCGCTTCATCTCCACATCGGACTTGCGAACAGCGACAATGTTTGGACCTTCCGCGCCCTTGGACTGAGACGGCGAAATGACGGAGATATACAGACTAATCTTGACCGTGCGTTGGTCAATTGGCAGCGTCGCATGGGAGCAGATGCGAATAGCACGACCGATAACCTGGTCGTGACGAGCCGGGGTCCAGTGCGGCTCCATGATGTGAACATGACGGACATTGGCTAGCGTGATGCCCTCCGCGCCACTTGACGTGGCCATCAGCATGCACAGCAGTTTCTTACCACGCTTCTCAATGCTCGTCTTCAAGCTGGGAGGAAAGTTGTTCTCGTAGCGATTGTTAAGGATCTGACGCATCAGCTCACGGATGTCCTCCTTCTCTTCGCCGGAGAAGAAGGCATAGGCCGGCTTGTCCTCCATCTCGTCCTCCTGCCACTGGCCGTTCTTGTTGGTAATCTTGTAGGGCTGCCATCCATTCGCATCGAGAATGGCGGCAAAGACACCTAATCCTTCAAGCTGACGGTACTGCGAATAGACGAACTGATTCGGCCACTCGGCACCGGTGCCACGCGTGGCCTCCACGTTGGCCAGCATCTTTCCCAGCTTGGGACTGTACTGCTCCAATGCCTTGGCAGTCAGGTACTTTCCAGGATTCGCCTTCAACGCCGCAAGAATCTCCGGCTTGTCGGGGACATCTGTTTCCTTGACGACGTCGCGATACTCCTTCTCCACCTTCTTGGTCAGAGCCTTCAACTC